TAGGAAGCCTTGGCAAAGCGATATCGCAGAGATGCAGTCAGCGCTGATTCATCGGGAATGCTCAAGAAAGTTCGATGTAAAAGTACCGTTGAGCGGACACCGGGAAAGACTGGGAGACTGGCCGACAGCGAGCGGACGAAGGTGTCCAATCCCTGGGTCGCCAAGCCCCACTTGCAGCCTGGGGCAAACACCTGAACTCCGTGAAGTGTTGGTTGGTCTCTAATGTGGGATCGCTTGTGGAAGGGCCTATCTTTTTGCGGAGCGTAGGTCGCCCGGTTCGACTCCGGGCCTTCCCCAATCCTCACTGGAAGTATTCTTCACCCAGCACCTTATTCAGAATGTAATTCAATTCCTCTTCGCTCCCGGCGAGGAAAACGACGGTTTGAACGCCACACTGCTTTGTGTAGTAGCAGCCTTTGTAGACGCTATATTGAAGACGGAGCTGGTTTTCATATTCGCCATTTGATCGCTGGATAAGCTGTGATCCGCCTTTGATAACCGCGCATGTGGGTTTTTGTCCGCTTTCTGGTCCGAGATCGATGATAACGTCCTTGCAGGATCCCGAGATTATCTTTGTTCCATCGGGCCGGATTTCAATTGTCACATTGTCTTCATGGATGTTCACGTCACCACGCATCCATTTTTTCATTGCGTTTATGAGATCGATTGAGGATTTGATCGCGTCCTTGAATATAACGAGAGCTTTCTTTGCTTGATCGATTGAATTCTTGTTTTCTTTTGCTTTTTCCGCGCTCGTTGTGACTCCGCTCTCACCGCCGTCCGTTTCGATAATCCGTCCGCCGCAGGTGGGTTCCGCGCATTTGGGGCCATTTCCGCCGATCGGCCCAGACATACCGATAGGTCCAAACGATGGAAATACTCGCGGCCCTGTGACCTTGACCTTTTCACTACCTGGGTCATCTGCAAGTGCGAGAGTCGATGCCGAAGCGATAAATAGAGCCAGAAAAATTTTGCGCATAGTCGGTACTCCTGTTACTGAAGGTCGAAGACAGCACGCCGGACTTTGAAAGATTTCGAGATGAACACCCAAATTCCAACAAAAGCCAACGCGAAAAAGACTGTGAAAGTTGTCTCGTTTGATAGCAGCGTGGAGTCAATCAGAGGCTTCGAGTTGAAGATGATATGAAGCAGCATCGACCAGCGGAGTCCGAGGGTGAGGTAGACAACTCCGAGGATAAGGCCGGTGACAAAGAGCGGAATCATCATGCTCGCCGGGTAAACCCAAAAGTGAGCAGTCGCGAATACAGCAGCTGACAAGACTAGTGCCAGCGGGCGTTTCACAAAAAACGAGAGCGACGATAAAAGTCCGAAGCGATAGAGAATCTCCTCGTTCAGGGGAGCCAGAAGCATGGTCCAGATATTCTGAAAAAGGGACTTTTGTGCTGGCGCCTCTTTATAAAGCATCGGGTCCACATACTTTTGAGGCTCGCTCGCCATGGATTGCAAAAGCTCATACCAAGCGCCCTTGAGGATCAAACCGAGAGACAACGCTCCGAGGACGAAAAGGATCGACGCGAGCGGGGAAATCGTCGGGCGATTGATGTTCTGCCCCCATTTGATCTTCAAAATGACGGCAATAGCAATATACGTGACACCCAGGTCGGCAAAATAAAAAGTCGTGGCAGGCATGCCCGGACTGAATTTCAGCAGCAGGGCAATATAGCTCAAATGCGCCGAGAACACGCCGAGAGTGAAGAGGTGGGTTTTGCGTAAATCCATTAATGATCCTTGTATGAAGCCCCTGCACACTAGGACGGGCGCGGGTTACCGTCAAGTTAAGATTTCCTTGAAATGAATATGTAAGCATCGAATGACGTGGTAAAATACCCCCAATTTTCATAGGGGATTGCCATGAAACGGCTTTTGCTTTTCGCTTTTCTGCTCTGTCCTTCTCCGAATCCGCCACCACCCGAACCTGTACCGGTCCCGGTTCCCTATCCAGTTCCTACGCCGATTCCAACGGTCACAGCAACGCCACTGCCGCCCGGACCGAACCCGATGCCTCCACCAGCGCCGATCCCGGTGCCGACGGTCTGGGAGGCGATACACAATGATTATCGCTGTCCCCATGGTGTCCAGCCATTGCGCTGGTCACAGGCCCTCGCAAACGAAGCTCAGGCATGGGCGAATCGCTGCGTATTTCAGCATGCGTCGAACACCGGGCATGGGGAGAATCTCGCAATCGGGCCTGGTTTAACGCCAGAGAGGGCCATGGAGCTTTGGTATGAGGAAGGGGAGGGGTATCCCTACGGAGTCGCGACTCCACCCCATGAGATGATGCATTTTACACAAATGGTGTGGGCGAAGACTTCGGAAATTGGCTGCGGGACGGCGCAGTGTCCGCAGGGCATTTATCATGTATGCCGGTATAATCCCCCTGGGAACTACCTCGGAGACTTTGCCCGGAACGTGCCGCGTCCGACGAACGCTTGCGAGGGGCCGTATCCTTTGCCGGATGCTGACTAGGATTTCCTGCTTCCACGCTCATCTTTCGTCTCCTGTGAGCTTGCCGCTGAGCAGCGCAAGCTCTCTGGCGCGCTAAGACGCGACCTCAATCCCGAAACGCTCAGCTATCCGCGCCCACTTCTGTTCAGTCGTGTGTCCATCCCAATTCCGCTCGATCTCAGGCAGATTTCCGACATCAAAATTATCAGGAACATGAAACGTTATCTTCCCCATGTCGAGGCTTAGAACCCGCCTCCATCCCTCATAGCGTGGTTTATAAACATACCAATCATCACCGGGAATCTGATAATCAATAACGTCATCATTATACCAACCGTCTGCATACCTCAGAGCTAGCATGTTGCGTTCCCAGTAAGCAAGATCCTTGGTTTCTTCCACGCTCATTTCCGGATGCCAAACTTTGATTTTCACTGTTCCCCCTCTCTTTGATCACTCGTGCTGGGACTCATCCTTCTCGACTTCACGAGCCCATGCTTTTATGAAAGCGACCTCTTGCCAATCGGGATCGCAAATAGGGTCATCGGCTTCCCATTGAAATTTACTGGCCTGTTCAATCTTGTATCCATCACGTTCAAAGTCATAAGAGATGCGGATACCATCGGCGGCGCGAACATGCATCAAGCCCAGGACAATGTATTTAGCGTTTCCTTCGACGCCAGGATACCAAAGATCAATATGGATCGCGTCCCCGTATCGCTTGGCTTCGCTTATTGCTATTTCCATTCTTCACCTCATCCCATCACAAAACAGATGTCTTTTGATCACTTTTATAGTGCGCTACGACTCATCCATCAGTCCGGTTTTTCAAGCTCAGCAAGCGCATCCGAAACCTTCTTTGGCGTTTCAATTGACATCGTATCTAAAACAGCATCAACCACGGCCATAAGCTTTGCAATGTGCTTCTGGTTTGCCTCAAGGCTCTTGGCAAGATCCGTTTCAAGAAAACGGCATAGGTCCGCAACGCGGTACGATGCAATAGTCGCATGGTTTGAGCCCGCTGGATGATCGATGATAAATTTTATCTGACCCATCGACGCTCGCTCACACCCAAGACGGACACCGCCTTGCTCGGCCCAAAAGTATCGCCTTTCATCGTCGTTTATTCCCATCGATCACCTCATCAAATCGAGAAACACTTCTATTATGATCGCTTGCCTAGCGCGCTATGACCGAACCAAAGCCCCGCAGTATTTCGCAAGCTTTAAAAAGTCTGGCTTCGCTGCCTCTTTAACCTTCGCCATTAATTCGGGATCAGCCATTTCATGTGTATAGACGGGCCTGCTTAGCAGCTGTTCGATATACTGGTGCAGGGCACTGAATTCTCCGCACAAGAAACCGGTATAAGCGCCGACGATCACACCTATTCGCTCTGGAGTAAATTCTTCACTCATATTCACCCCCTATTTTCGGTCATTTACCATCCAGCTTGATAAAAGGCACCGTGCTGCCCATCATGTATTGCGGCAGTTTCCCGTCCCATTTCTCAACGGCATTGAACTCGACAAGACTCTTGTTTTCCTTCAGTGCGTTGCTTTTTATCTGCATGGCCTTTGCCTCAGCTTCTGCACTCAGGACGGTTTGTCGGGCCTTTTCCTCGATTTCAACAGTCTTGTTTTTCGCCTCGGCAGCCTTTTGAACAGCGACCACTTTCGCTTCCACAGCTTTTTCATAGGCGTCGTCAAAATCCAGGTTCACAAAGTCGAGACGCGTCGCAATGATCCCATTTACTGAAAGATTTTTCTGGATTTCCAATTCGGCTTTGGTTCGCGCCTCATCCCTTTTGCCGACCAAATCATCAGCGATATACTGCCCGACCACGTCCTTAATTGCATTCTGCACGGCTTGAGGAACAAGCTTTTTCTGCCACTCGTCGCCGAACTGTTTCCATATAATATCCATTTTGTCAGCTTGCGGATAAAGGGTAAGCGCGAACGTGATGTCAACCCGCTGGGTGTCGCGAGTAAAGCTGACCGCCTTGTCCTCAAATTTTACTTCCCTGACTTCCTTTTCCTTGATGCCAGAAGTGAAGGGGTTATAAAAATGGAGTCCTGGCGGAAGCGGTTTCCCTTGGATTTCCCCAAATCTCGTTTCGATTCCGATATAGCCGGTGTCGACCTGTTCACATCCGCATCCAGCAAGGAATGTCATTGAAAAAATCATGCTTACGACACGTATATTAACGCCCACTGTAGCGCTCCTTTTTAATCCGACAATGTTTGCAATACGAGAATTGCCATTTTGTTTGCACTTGACCAAAGTCCTGCCAGGGCTCCCAGTCGTGAATCCATATTCGACAAAAAAACCGCATTCTTCCTCCAACGATTTTGCCTGATATCCATAGGATGAAAACCACCGGAAGGATAATCGCAGCAAGGTTTCCAAGTACTATGATTAGTCGCATCATTCCGGGATTCTCTCGATATTGGCTGACGTGAAGTGATCTGGTTCCTCGGCGAAGTGCGTTGCGAAGTCAGGCACGAGACGTTTCCTAACCTTGTCTGCAATCTCATACACCCGCTTCCAGGTCGTCCGCCAGTCTATTGCTTCGGACAGCTCTTCCTCGGTGATGATGTAGCGGTTCATCGGTTGATCGCGGCGTGATGGGACTTCCAAAGCGACATCATACCTGTCCAATACATGGTGTTCAGCGCACCGATGAACTGGAGCTGCTGCTTTACTGTCATTTCTATGCCTGTTGTGCGCATGAAATTAACGCAGGTTTTTCTGCTCGCATCTTGAATGTGCTCCACCACGTTTGGGTCAAACATCTTCACAAAGCTCAAAAAAGTCTGCAGTTCCGGGTCGCTTTCGTCGGGTGCGGCAAGGTGTTCCGGATTTGTGTTAATGAATCGAATCGTTTTGTCGTCCATGATCGCATCCTTTTTTATCTCATACCGTACATTTCATCTCAAAGGCTTCGGGTGACGAGGCCGCTCTTTCTCGCACTGCTCATAGGCTTCACGTCTTGTCCGGTCTATCTCAATCGGTAGCGCAACGTGTGTGTAGATGTATATCGCGACGGCTGCGGACACGATATGCCCTATAAAAGTCACGAAAGCTTCGTAATAAGTCATGATGTCTCTCGCGAGTGTTGATGTGTCGATAAGAGCATGAAACTGCGGGTTTTACGATTGGAAAATGGATCCTGGCAGTGGCGCCTTCGGGCACTGAAGGTCTCTATCCTCGCCGAACTTTCGACATACGAGAGGGCGATCATCATAAATGGAGCACTGATTATCTTTTACAAATGGGCAGGGCTCTCCCGGCTTTCCTATGCACAGCACAGCATGCGGGCCGCCCGACAGGTGTGTAAAACGGATTCCGCTGTATTTGGATCTCAGGTATTGATACTCGGACACGGTTACGGCAGGTGAGAAACAGCATTCCGCTTTACAGCTTTTGCACGGCAAAGTCATTGTGCATCTCCGTTCCAGTGAATTCGCAAAATTCTGCACGTTTCGCAGTGGAAATAGTAGCCTTCTTTATCCTTCCAGAGGCCCCAAATTGTCGTGTTGTTACATCCCATACAGAAGGCACTATAGGTATGACCCGTGTAATCAGACATTTTTTCTGCTCGTTTTCATGGAAATATAGAAACCCCAAAACCGTTGTCATACATAAACTATATAGGAACGCTGGAATCAATCAAATCGCTAGATGCGGCTGCGATGAACCAACGCCCGTCATGCATGACTGAAATAGATATCATGAAATCCAGACGGCCAAGCGTGTGTGCGAAAACCTATCGAAGCTGTTATTTGGAGGCAATTTCAACTTCCAAAGATTCGCTTCAATTTTTTGCAATTCATCCATCGACAACCAAACTTCTTTAATATAAATAACAAAGAATCATCTTTAGCGGATCTCATGTCGCGTTCGGCCAAATTCTTGGCAACGCAGATCCCGTGAGCTTTTGGAGCTTCTTTACAACCATTCATTTTTAGTCGAGGAGGGGTAGATGACTGCTGTGTACAGTCCAGAGCAACACGCTTTCTATCGTGAGCTGGGGGCCTTTATGCGTAAATCACGCAAGTCCAGGGGCATGTCTGCCGAGGATCTGGCCTATGAAACGGAAGTTTCCCGCAGCACTATTATGGGCGTGGAACGCGGGAATTATAAGATTTCCGTCTACCTTCTCCTCCGGATCCTGCAATATCTTGAGATCCCCGTGAGCATCCTCGATGACGTTATGTGTATTGCGAAGACCAAACCCGTGAAGCCCACGCGCCAGGAAATTTACATCGGCGCTTGATACCAGGAGGATCGAACATTGAACGAACGCGACGTGATAGACCGCTTAATGCGGATTACGAAGGATTGGACTACGACCTTTGAACTGCTCGATGAGTATCCCATTGGTCCAACCATGGCTCCAGCTCCCGCGGAAAAGGCGGTCGAAGAGGAGAAGAAAGCCCCAGAGCCTGTGCCAGAGAAAAGAAAGAAGTTTCGCATTAGGGAAGGGTCGATGCGTGATCAGATCCGGGAAGCTGTCGAAGCTTTTCCTGGTAGCACGAGTTCAGATATCACGCATTTGATCGGTCGGGAAAAGGATGCCCAAAGCGCTGTTGCCGCGAGCTGCAAGGCCATGGTTGATAGCAAGGTACTCGTGAGATCGAAAAACGACAAAGGCTGCTATATCTATCGTTCACCAGCTTCAGTGGTCCATCACTGAAAACCCATCCAAACTGGGGCCGGGTTCGCCCGGTTCCCATCCTGACTTGCCCCACCCATGACAACACGGCTATGCTCTTCTGAAAAGAGGAGCCACTATGAGCCGTGACCAGGCCCTCGACCTTTGGATTGAATCCCGCATCCTGTACCGCGATCGTAGAAAGCGCTATAGTGTCGGTGCGTACACAAGGTATCCCAATAAGGCGCTCTTTCTCCTCAACGATCTTGAAATGCCATACCAGCTTAAACGGCGTGGAGATGACCTTAAATTCGAGATCGAGGTTTACGGATATACTGAATTGGCTGATTCCTGGGAGGATGTGGCATACACTATTTGTCTGCTGATCTACCAGGTAATCGAGCGGAAAAAATGGCCCCACTATGTCGAGGAAACACATGGTACGAGTGATAAATAGAGGCACATGTATAAAAGCAGGCTGCACAGACGAAGCATTTTTCAAGCGTCTCTGTCGCTCGCATTACAGGCTGGAAGCGGGTTCCGGCGATGTGAAGGATTACTGTTTCACGTGGAACGTTATCGAGAGTTTCGAGGGGACTGTCCGCGCGACGAGTGAGGATGAGGCTTTGCGGCTGGTCAAGGCTGGCATTGCAGCAGGCTCACGGACCGTGCTCGGACCTAAGCCGTGCAATATTGAACTAATTGGGATCAATGAATGCTAGATGACTCTAACGAGTCGAGTGAAGCCAAGATAACACGCTACGAGATACCGCTAAAACAGCTGATCCCGAAGAAACTTTGGGAAGCTCAGCAAACTGAATACGCAATGATGACCGAAGACAAACTGATGCGGGAAGCTGTTCCCGATACGATAGATTGGCGTCTTCGGATTCGTTTTCAGTCGCTCATGCAAAAGTTGATGGACCCCCACAACGCCAGAATCGCAAAGCCAATACGCCAGGAAGACATCTTCCGGGATATTTGCAGCTATGAAGTCTATAAACGGAGGGTCGATCTCCCGGCGAAAGCTGTTTTCATTGGTAAGCGCCTGGGATCGTATCTGGAGGACCAGGATGCCCTGCTCACAGCATTTAGTACCCGCCTCTGGGAAATCGCTTCTGCACCCATTATGAAGCCCGATGGGACTCTCGATATCGAGTCCGCAAAGATCCTGCACAAAACGATTCAAATCCTGCTCGATCGCAAGTTCGGCCAGGCAGTCCAGCGTCAAGTGTCACTCCTTTCGCCAGCGAATCCTATCATGATGGATCCGCTGCAGATCGAGACACAGCTTCGACAGCTGGAGGGCCTGCCCAGTGGTGACGACGAGCCGTGAGCAGCAGCAGCTGCTCGCCGCCCGCGAATACATGCGGGAAAACCTTCCGTTCTATATCTCCTCGGACTGGAATAGCTGCTATTCGCATCCATTCTACCAGTGGCAGCGTGACTTTTTGCTGGTCGGTACAGAGACGATCGATCGAAAGCTCCTCGCGTTTTTGACCGCAGCAAACCAAATTGGTAAGTCATCAATCCAGATTATCAAATGCATAAACATGGCTCTGCGAACGGATCTCTGGCCAAAGTGGTTTCCAAATCGCAGGCCCCGCACATTTCTTTATCTCTATCCTGAGAGCAAGCTTGCGACTGTCGAATTCGAGGAGAAATGGGTCAAGGAGTACCTGCCGCGCGGGGAGATGAAGAATGACCCAAGATGGGGATGGAAAGAGGAATACAGCGACAAGGGCACGATTGAGTCGATTACTTTTGCGACGGGCGTTACGTGTTACTTCCGCTTCTACTCGCAGAAACCGACAGTTCTGCAGGCCCATACGGCTGACGCGGTGTTCCTGGACGAGGAAGTCCCGCAGGAGCATTTTGACGAACTTCTGGTTAGAACCCAGGCTCGCCAATCGATTGGAAGCGGTCACACGTCATGTGTATTTACTGCAACGTTAGGGCAAAAGTTTCTCTACGATTGCATGGAGCGCCAGGGCACTCCCGATGAAACCTTCAAGAAAGCCTGGAAAAGGCAGGTTTCCCTCTTCGATTGCCTCTTCTATGCAGACGGCACACCGTCCCGTATATGGACCGAAGAGTATATCAAAACAGAGCTTATCCCGAAGTACCGTAACGAGAAGGAGATTCAGCGGCGGATCTATGGTCGCTTTGTCAAAAGCTCGGGCCTGCTATTCGAGGAATTCAATCGCGAAAAAAACACCGAACCCGCTGGCGTTACCAATATGGAGGGCTGGCGATCTTACGTCGGGCTCGACTTTGGATCGGGCGGGGAGTACGGCCATAGCTCGGCGATCATCCATGTGAAGGTTTGCCCCGCATTTGAAAATGCTCGCGTCGTCGATGTCTGGTGGTCAAGAAAACGCCGCATGACGCAAGGCGATCTTCTGCTTCGATATAAGATGATGATGCCGAGATTTGGTCGACACTGGGCCTTTGGTGACTGGGGGGCTACAGACCTCTTTACCCTCGCGGCCCGCGAGCAGATCGTGCTGCACAAGGCAGAGAAGTCGCACGAGATAGGGATCAACCTCTGCAATTCCCTTTTCAAAGACGAGCAGCTGAAGGTGATACTTGGGACAAGTCCCGACGCCCAGCAGCTCTGCACAGAGCTTCAGTCGACTTCCGAGGAAACCCCAAAAAGACACAGAATCGATGACTGCACGGATGCCCTGCGGTACGCGATTTCCCTGATACCGTTCCGTTTGAAAGCTCTCAAAGAAAGCGAATCCAAGGCTGTTCACGAAAAAGTCCTCCAGGCGATGAACCCGAGACTGGCTTTCTACAAGGGCATTGACCGGAAGGATGACCCAATGCGGTCTCTCGGTGATGAGCCAGGGGAAGATCTGGCGGAAGCCATTTCATATTTTGAGGAGATGTTATGAGCCAGTGTTTGGAAGAGGTTGTCAAATTGCTCGAGGCTTGCAAGAATGCGGGAGTATCGAGAATCAAGTGGGAAAAACTGGACATCACGTTTGACCCAAGCGCTTCGGCCACTGCCCCGGCTCAAGCAGCACTTCCCAAGTCAAATCCAAATCGAGACCAAATCGAGCGAGAAATCGAGGAAGACCCCGATCTCAGTGATCTTGAGCTTCAAACGCTTATGATCAACGACCCCGAGGCTTTTGAGGATTACTTAAGGAAGGCTCAGAATGTCAAAAACAATATCCGATCTCAACGAGATGTTTTCCCGCAGTGAATCAGCGCTGCAATCGCACTTTGCGGAGATTAGGACGAACATTCTTTTGGCAGCTGGCTTCCACCACCCAAAGTATGATCGCTTCGCAAATTCCAGAACATCGATATTTCGGGATTTGTCCCAGGCGAAGAAGATCAGGATCACAAAAAACCACATCCAGGTCATCACGAAGTTCATACGTAACTCGATCCAAAACCGTGCCCCCGATGGCGCCATATTCCCCAGGAATGAAAAGGAGTTAGCCGATCAGAAGTCGGCTGAGCTCAACGAGTCGGTCTATCAGTTTTTGAAGACCAAAAACGAGCTTACGGCGTTTTACTCAAAGCTGATCCATGACTTTGTCGAGTCTGGTGAATCGCACTCAAAGGTATTCCACGACCCGCACGCCGGGGACTTCGATGGCTACGAAAACGAAGAAGGTGATGAGGAAGACTCTGCCACAGAGGACGAAAGCGCCGAGACACCTGAGCACGAGGCAGGGGAGGAAGAGCAGGACGAGGAGGCTTTAAAGAACCCTCGGACCGACAAAAAAATCCCCAAGTTCCGTGGTGCCATAGTCTACGAGAGAATCCCCGCATACCGCTTTTTCACTGACCCCGATGCCGACAGCCAACGCACAAACATGTGGTGCTGCATCCAAAAGTTCTTCCCGCGAAAGCAGCTCATTGGCCGCTACCTTGGCGACAAGCGGAAGGTCGAGATCATCGAAAAGTCGAGCAAGCAAAAGCAAAACTGGTTCGACGGTTTCACGGGCATCTACTCGGAAAACAGCGACGAGGTTGAGCTTCGGGAGTTTTACTTCAAGCCTTGCGCCGACTACCCAGAGGGCTATTTCATATATGCGACTGACTCGGGCGTACTGGAGGAAGGTGAGCTTCCTGATGGCTTTTGCATTTTTTCCGAAGTCTTCGACGAATCACCAGAGAACCCAAGAGGTTACTCCATCATCCGTCAAGCCAAGCCGTATCAAGTGGAGATCAACCGGGCAGCTGCTGCCGCGATTACCGAATCGATCGTCCTGGGGCATTCGACGGTGCTGTATCCGGCTGGAGAAAAGCCGACCACTTCCGCTATCGGAAATGGAATGAAGGGCCTTGCCTACCACTCGGTAAACCCTCCGTCCGTCATCCCAGGCCAGACCGGGCAGAACTACATCGACTACATGAACCAGCAAATCGATGAGATGTATAGGGTCTGCCTCGTTCCGCAGATCGACGAGGACAAGAACGCAAGCGGTACCAATGATGCCATTGCCATGCTCGGTCGCTCGCTCCGGGACAAGATGCGCTTTTCGCTCTATGCCGAGAAGGTCGAAGGTCTGATCATTCGGATCATCGAATACTCGCTGAAGCTTGCCCGCCGCTATCTCCGTGACGACGAGGTTATCCCGATCGTAGGGAAGTCCGAAGCGGTGAATATCGCCGAATTCAGAAAGACGACCCCTCAGGAATATTCGATCCAGGTCAAACCCAGGTCGGATGACTTTTCAAGCACGCTTGGCAAATCCATCCAGCTCCAGTGGGTTCTTCAGTATGTCGGCTCCCAGCTCCCGCCAGAAGCCATTGCTGCGATCGTGCGAGAGCTTCCATTCCTCAGCAAAGACGCGATTATGAAGGACTACACGGTCTACAAGGATCAGGCTGATGCCCTGATTCTGAGCCTTGACAGGGGCGAGGTACCGTTCTTCTTTGAGCGGACAAACCATGAATACATGATCAGCCGTATCACAACCCGCATGAATCAGAACGACTTCCCGCTTCTGCCTCAAAAGGTCCAGCTTAACTATCTTGACCGTCTCCAGCTCCACGACCAGGTCATGGTCCAGCAGCAGCAGCAGGCGGCTGCGGCTACCTCAGGCTTCATTCCAAGCGGGGGAGGGCTGGTGTCCGCGGATTACTACATCACGAGTCCGGAAGGCAAGCAGCAGCGTGTTCGACTGCCATATGAAGCAGTGGACTGGCTTGTCAAGCGGCTCGCAGATCAAGGGACTCAAGTGGACAAGATAACGAATATGCCGCTCGCAGCGCAGGCCGATCTCGGCAATGCAATGGGCGCGGCTCAACAGCAACAAGGTATGGCCCCCCCACAGCAATCGGGAGGCATGCCCATTTCTGCCTAGGAGCACGTAATGGAATTCGAGACCCAGGAAAATATCGAGCCAGTCGAGACTGTCGAGAACCTGGGAGCCGAAAGCCAAAACGAGCAGCCGGTGGAGACTCAGGATTATCAGCCAAACTTTAAGTTCCGCGTCGATGAAAAGGAATTTGAATTCGATGATCGAATCCGTCCTCTCATAACTGACAAGGAGTCCGAGGAATACTTTAGGGACATTTACACCAAGGCTCACGGGCTCGAACTCGTCAAGCAGAGGGCTGAGGAACACAAAAAAAAGTACCAGGAAACAAGTTCGCAATATGGGGACTTGCGCAATCAATTCGATCATGTGCAAAATACCCTGCAGAAGATCAACGCTCTGAAAGGCGACGACTTCGGCACATTCCAAAAGGTCTGGGAAATCCCAGATGCCGCCATTCTTCGGCGGGCGTCCGAGATACTGGGAACTCACGATAATCCAGAGGCCCGTGACAGGGTCGAAAAAGGTTACCGTGATCGCATCGAAATGCTCCAGTATGAAGACCGAATCAATCGAGAAGGTCAAGTTTCACAGGCCATGCAGCGCCAGCTTCACGAAATGAAGATGGATCGCGCACTGACCGACCCAGAAATCCAAAGATTCTCCAAAGAGTACGATCGTCGCGTTGGGCAACAGGGAGCCTTCATTGAAGAAGTCAACCGCCTGGGCACGATCGAATTCCATCAAGGCCGCTATCTGGACCCGCAAGTCGCAGTATCGCAAGCCTTCCAAAGACTCTCAAAACTCGTTCCCGTGACTGAAACGCAGCCTGCCAGCTCTCAGCGCAAAGTCACAGAACAAGCACCCAAAGCTCCTTTGCCCAACATGGGCTCGGGCCGCTCAGGGTCAGCAGTCAAGAAGAAGATTTCGAGCATTGCAGACCTCAGAAAACTTGCGCAACAGATGGAGAGCTAATTAGATGACGACGACGAAAGCTTCTACATTCAGCGACATGCTGAATGAATATCTTCCCTATGACCTCCTTGAAGAAGAAATGAAGAAGGAGAACTGGCTCCTTCAGAACTGTAACTGGGACAAGTCCTGGCAGGGCGGAAAGCTCATCGTTCCCTTCCAGCAATCGGTTGCATCGTCTGTGAAGATGGGCGGTCTGACTGATGACACTGACATCGACTTCGCGACCTACCTCCGTGGGTACCTGTCGGGTTACGTGGAAGCCTACGGTACGATCGCGTTCAACTCCCGCGACCTTTTCGACCATGGTAAGATCTCGACCCAAAACTTCCTCAAAGTGCTTCCAGATCAGCTCGACCAGCTGATGGACTTTTTCAAACAAACAATTTCCATTCAGGTCCTGGGCGGTAAGGCGATCGATACCGTGGCAACGGCGTTTGACGCTGCCACCGATGTCCTCGCGGTCAAGCATCCAGAACGTTTCAATATCGGCCAAAAGCTGATCGTGACTGACGGCAGTACGACTGCTACTGGTTACGTGAAAGCGATCAACAAAAATACAGGCGTTATCAGCTTCGTGACGACTCGTGGGGGCTCCACTGCAGTTGACCTTGCTGGTCTGGTGGAAGCTGATACCAAGGTCTATATCGATGGCGGTAACACCACCTACTTCGGATCCCTCAAGGACATGCTGCTGCCAGCGTCCCTCGGTGGTTCGGACACCTTCTGTAACATCACCAAAACCGACTCCACCTTCTCCCAGCCTGTTCTCTATGATGCCACTGCGACAACTGGCGACTGGGGCGGATCGGCAATTACAAAGTCCGATGTCCTGAACATGATATTTGACGCCATGCGCAAAGGCTTCCAGCGCGGAGCGCGACCAAAGGTCTTCCTCATGAGCTACAAGCACTATTCCGCTTGTCTCAAGCTCATCGAAGCTGGCTCGGGTGCATATAAAAACATCAAGCCACAAGTCAACTATGCCGACGCTTCGACTATCGAAGTTGGTGGCGTGGCTGGATCCTGTACTCTGGTTGGTATTCGTCACTTTGATGACGAATGGATCGCTGGTATCGATCCTCAGTTCCTCGACTTCAAAACCGGTCGCGATCCCTTCACCCTCATGACATCTCCAGACGGACTGAAGTATTACACCAAACGTGCAACTTCCGGTTACACGTATATCAGTGATATCCGTCTGGTCGGCGACTTCATCTACCGCAAGCCTTACACGGCTGTCGCGATCCATAGTTTCGCAAACTATGCATTCAACTAATCGGTCGAGCTAACGAACGAGGGGCCACTGGCCCCTTTTATCATGGAGCGCCCTACGATGGATGTCATTGGTGGAACTATAGACCTGACGACTGCGGAAGTCGTTACATCACTGCCTGTTACCTCGCTTACCACTGGTCGACTCGTGGTCCTGTCTGGAGTTTACTACTACTATGCTGGCGGCTGGATCGCGATCTCTGCCGATGCAGGTAGCTCTTCGAGCCTTATCCCAACAAGCACAATTCTCGGAAACGTTAAGACCACTGGCGCCCTTCAAGTCAAGGACAGTCTTACGGTTGACGAGAACCTTCAGGTCGACGGACAGCTGTATGCAACTCGCAATGCGATCGGCAACAGCGGTGCGACTAAGACGATCGACTGGAACGACGGCAACGTCCAGACCATAACCCTGACTGCCGACTGTACCCTGACGTTTTCCAATCCCAAGGCTGGCGCTCGGTATGACCTCTTGATCACCCAGGCCGCGACGGCTAAAGCGATTACCTGGCCAACGATCAAGTGGGTGGGTGGGGTTGCTCCAACACTCACAGCAACAGCGGCTGCGAAGGATTTGGTCACGCTTCTCTACGACGGTACGAGCTACTACGGGACCTACTCTCAAGCGTTTGCATAATCCAGAAATCGAGGGGCTTCGGCCCCTTTTTAGCTTTGAGGCACACCATGATTGTTGCGGGGCAAATGAAGCTCGCAGGTGCCGAAGTCCTCGGCTCGCTGCCCGTCACAGAACTTTTCACCGGCAGAATCGTCCAGGTTTCTGGCGTCCTCTATATTTATAACGGCGGCTGGAGACCCCTCATTCCATCGCAGGGTACCAACGCTGGCAAGTTTCTGACGACTGACGGGACCGACACGTCATGGACAAGCGCCATTGCCGGTACCTTCACGGGTAACCTGACAGGCAACGTCACAGGTAATGTCACGGGTAACGTCACAGGGAACGTGACCGGAAACTGCAGCGGAACGTCTTTAAATGTCACGGGAACGGTCGCGATAGCGAATGGTGGAACCGGGCAAACCGCCAAGACTGCAGCATTCAATGCTTTGTCTCCTCTGGCGGTAAAAGGCGACATCATCACATATTATGGTGGAAATAGCGTCAAGCTCGCAGCCGGATCGAACGGTCAGGTCCTGTCATCCGACAACACTGCTACCGAGGGGCTCCGTTGGATCTCGACCGTTTCCACAAACCCCATGACGACGGCGGGTGACCTCATTCTTGGAGGCGTTGGAGGAGCACAGGGAAGGCTCCCGATCGGCAGCGCAAACCAGGTCCTCGTGGAGTCAGGGGGAACGGCGGTATGGGCTGCTCTGGTTAATGCTAACATTTCCGCATCCGCTGCAATCGCTGTATCAAAGCTTGCAAATGCGACGGCTGTTTCTGTTCTCGGAAGGTCAGCCAACAGCTCTGGCGCCTATGCGGACATTGCCGCTGCTGCGGACAATACGGTTCTAAAGCGCGCATCAAATGCGCTCAGTTTTGCGACCATAGTCAATGCCGACATCGATAGTGCAGCTGGAATTTCATTTTCCAAGATGGCAGCACTGGGCTTTTCCAAAGCGCTTGTGACCAACCCGGCAGGGCTGGTGACCGAATCCACGACCACGGCAACGCAGATCGGTTATCTGTCAGGAGCTACGGGGACGACCGGCACGACGACAACGAACCTCGTGTTCAGCACGAGTCCGACTCTATTGACTCCGACTTTCACGACAAGTGCCACGACTCCTTTGGTGATCGGCGGCACTGGTACCGGGTCAACGCTCACGCTTCAGTCCACGAGTGGGGTCGGCGCCACAGATCAGATCCTATTCAAAGTTGGAAACAACGGCGCAAAAACTGCGGGAACAATCAGCACCTCAGCTGAGTGGGCTGTAGGTCCTACATCGTCATATGATTCTTTAAATCATAACGTTTATGGGAATATTGTAACCGCTGGCGGGACTGCTTTCGGAACCGGTGCATCCAACCGAATGTTTATCGGCGGACGTGTTTCGTCTCTCATGTTGGATGAGCGTTCAATTTCGGGGATTGGGACACAACTTAGAGCAGGAAACTATACAGATTACGTAAGTAACTACGCGTCAATCGCCAGTCAAACCGTTGCCCGCATGCGGGTTTTATCCAGCAGTGTTAACACAAGCTCAGTTTTCCTTTTTGAAGCTGATTCCAGTACTTCTCACGCCGTTGGTGATACTGTTACATTTGCAACATTAGGGCAATGTGACTCGCTGGGAGACTGGACGTTAGGCGATACTGCAAAAATAGCATCAAGCAATTATGTTGGGCAAAAATTTGTTGGAAAGACTGATGGAGTTGCTGTTCCTGCCGGTTACGTCGGTGAAGTTTTGTCTCAATCTCGGGTTGCTTCCAGCGGCAGTGCTGTAACAACCAACACAACTCTTAACGTGACATCTTCGGCAATCACTCTCACTCCAGGCGATTGGGATATTAGCGGATCCGTTGGATTTCAAACTCAAGCTACAACGTCCGTAACCAGTTATGGTTGGGGTATTTCTCTTACTTCGGCAACATTGCCTGCCGGGGATACTCTCGCAGTACCAACTTCAGGTGAAATCAGATTTCAATGGGATCAGCCAGCTTCTGTAAATGGCGCTGGTCATAACACTTTTATCATTCCAAAGTACCGGGTATCTGTCACGACAAACACAACCATTTATCTTGTAGCACGCTCAACCTTCACGGCGTCAACACTCACAGTGTATGGCTCGTTTCAGGCACGACGGGCTATTTAAGTTTTTGCCACTGAAAAAGGAAGGTTTTTCAAATGAACGGACCAACGCTTGAAGCATCTGAATGAACCTGGAAAACATCGTCGGAGCATAAATGAACACATCGGATCACGGTCGAGACTTTATCAAACACTTCGAGGGCTTCTCAGCAGAAGCATATCCCGATCCAGGCTCAAAGACAGGCGAGCCATGGACTATAGGTTTTGGCCACACAGGTCCTGACGTGAAGATGGGAATGAAAATTACCAGGATGGAAGCTGGAATTCTTCTCGTCAAGGATCTCATTTATGTCGAGAAAGCGATCGAGCGATACGTAAAGCTTCCCGTTGTGCAAAAGGAATTCGATGCCCTGGCCAGCTTCATCTATAACGTGGGCGTCGCTGCCTTCAAGGATTCGAGCTTTCTAAAACTGCTGAACCTCGGGAAAAGGTTTGATGCAGCTGAAGAGTTTTTGAAGTGGAACAAAAACGATAAAGCAGTGATGGGCGTACTCGTCAAACGCAGGGCAGCCGAAAGAAAGCTGTTCCTTGGATTTTCCTACTCCGAATCGCTAAAAGAAGGGGAACGGGCTTATGAAATATACAGACAAAGGCTACAAAATCCCAGAAATTGATGATCGCGACTTTTGGGATTCGTATAACTTCGACATCCAAAGGCTGAACGATCACACGCACGATGGGATCGACTCGCAAAGGCTTACCCCTGGCGCAGCGGAGCCATACAAGGTATCGATCCTGACTGCTGACTGGGTGGGTGGTTCGGCTCCCTATTACTATGACTTCACGTTCCCTCTGGCCTGGGATGTAACCTGGGCGGATAACGACCCATGTCCCGTGAACATCACGGCCCGCAATACGTCCGAGGAGATCGTATATCTTGAGCAGGGCCGCACAGCCAGCACAGGCGTTCGTCTCTATACATACGTGAAGATGGATATCATCCTGGGAGTCACCTGATGTACGACTGGAAACAGGAGGACGTGACCGATCACAGCGGCGGAATCACTGACCTTGTAACGGCCAGCGGTTCTGAGTTTCAGGAGATCTGTCGGAACCTCACGAATAACTTCAAAATTCAGATGCTCTCACTTCGAGACGGCTATCGGAGATTCACGACCCAGACGACACCGACCAAGATTCGCCAGCTATTCAAGCTCGAAGATTGGCTGATCGCCTACTGCTATGCGGAGCCAGCGAATACGACTGCTCAGGTGTCCGGCAAGCTCTACTACCGTTTGGAGTCCGATACGAGCAGTGCCTGGACCGAGGTTCAAACGCCAAAGGACAGGTCAACCTCTGTTGTTTTCCGGGTCTACGATAGCAGCGGCAAGGGCTTCACGGTTACAAAGTCGGCTCCAACCTATGACCAGCTCGTGGTGGCTTCTGGCAGTAACGGGGCAGGCCCGACATATGCTCCTGTGATAAGCGGCAGCAGCCGAACAATTACGATCGCTGTGGCAACTGCGAGATTGGATGCGACCACAAAAAAGTATGCTCGGGGCGGAGCACTCGGGAATCTCAAATGGGGGTGGTTTGATACCGCATTCCCCGCGGGCTGGACTGTATCAAGGTTTTCGGGCACATTGTCCACCGATGAAGTGGTCTTCGATGAGATCCTGACAGTGCAGACCAATGCATCCGATGTGCTTGGAATTTATCCAGCAAACGCCCGTAGTGATGGCAATGGGACAGCCGTTGCATTCGTCGATGAGCAGGGGCATCTTCAGGCATCCGACTGGCAGTCGCATCTTTATCTGGCGCTGGAGCCTTACATCAAAACCTTTACAGCCAATACTTCGGACCCTGACGGGGAAGACCCGGACACCTATCCACCGGACAATAATCGTCTGCCGCTCCGAAAGATTGCGCCTATTAAAAACCCGATTGGCGACACGTCGGGATATACCCTCAAGGCTTTCAATGCTCAGCTGCCAAAGACCTACATCGGAGTAAACTCTGCTCAGTCGACGGAGAATGCGACCTATGACTCGACAGTGCAGAACTACCGCTATCAGGTCTATCGCATCCGCTGGGACTATAAGTCGGGGGCGTATTCGTCGGATACCACGGGGTCCATCGAGATCTGGGCAGAGCGAACCTGGGGACAGGTCGGTGCGCCTGGAGCCATGACCAACATGCAGTATCTGGCCTACGAGTTTTTAACCGGGACGGCTAACCCCATCGATGCGGCCAACCCTTTTTCGGTTGCAGACTATAACGTCTCTGCCGTTGCTGCCTATGCTCCCATCATCGGTATCGGTACCGATTGGGGAAAACTGTGGCTTTGCATGCATGACGGCTCACCGGCTACGATCGAATCGATCACCTACGAAGACCTTGTAGCCTATATCCGCGATGCATTTACAGCCTATCAGTCGCGTGGAGTCGATATCGGTGGAACGACCTATTACGCCACATATCGCAACTTTGGCTTTTACATCAAGACGAACGCCAAAGCCAAAACCACCGAACTCATGGATATCAGCAATGCCTACGTGGACTCATGGTATGCCGATACCCTTCCCGAGGACGTGGCCGGAAACTATCGCTACGGCTATGCGTTTTACCTTAGGGACAGCTACACGGCAAGCTACGAGGGGGCTCCAAGGCAATTCACGTTCGATGGCCCTGTGAGCTTCCTCGAAGTCAGGACGCTATCGCCAATTGGTCTTGAGCCTTTGATTGCTTATAGCGAGAGCACGAGGACCAACGCATACAGCTTCTCGTCCGCACCATTGGTCTATGGCGGGATTGCCGCCAGGATGGATCGCAGCACGGACCTCTATTTTCAGAGCACGATCGATGCCGTCTTTGCGAGAACGCTCAACGGCGGGGATGTCTATTACATCGATCAGTCTGCGAAGTGGTGGTATCGGACGGGCGACATCACGGCACCGACTCTGCCCCAGGCTCTCATCGATGATGGCTGGTCAGTGAAGACCGCATACGTCGTGCCCCACCAATCGGAAACCACCGACTCTGATGAGCAGTTCAACGAGCAGGCATACTTCAATGGGGGAGTGCTCGGCTACGACTCGCTTCCTCAGGGGCCTTACTATTTCACGATCGTCAACCAGATCGGCTACGCACTCAACATCGTCAACAACATTCAAAGGCTCTACCAGAGCACTCCAGGCATTCCGCATGCGACCCCGGCATCGCTGTTTGAGGACTTTGACGACGAGGGTACTGGCGTTACGAGCTTTCTCGATAAGCCGATCATTACCACTCAAAACAGGCTCTGGCGGGTCGAGGGTAACAAGTCCTCGGATGGAGCTGGCCGCACCTTCCTTCGCACGATATCCGATGAATATGGCTGCATCGCCAATCAATCGATCGTCGTGACGAACGTCGGGGTATTCCTCTGGAGCAATAGCGGGATCATCTATACCGATGGCCTCAAGGCTTTCAGGGTTACAGAGCACTTGATTGGCACCTATAACGACTGGCTGGCGACGGTCCGGGCAAGCACAGGTGAGATTGGTCCGAAGCAGCTGCGGGGCAGGTTTGACGAGCTGAACCGGCTCATTTACTGGTCGCTCTATGACGAGGACTCCAAACCCTTCTTTGTTGTGCTGTCTCTTCAAAAGGGACTCAGTTCGACGATGCCCGTAACGACTCACGACGGGGTAAGGTTTCAGGACACGACGCTTTTAGGGGTGGTGACGGACACGGATTACTTTCAAACCCATGCCACGCTTTACTCCGATGATACGAGGCGCTGGTATCGCTCGCAGGACACCTACCTCATGTACGCCGATTCTGACCGGACCTATGACGAGTCGCATGTCACGGGCCTGAAGCATCCCATACTTCCGTATTATAAGTCTGTGGCGTTCGCATACGGCATTCCCTGGGCTCGAAAGCAGACGATAAGGGCCATGTTCACCTTGCAGGATCGGGCGCAAACAGGGGTCAGTTTCAGGCCGCTGGGCTGGAACGATCTCGGGGAGACTCCCGAGAAGCTGACTGCATGCCTGAACTACCAGCATTTGCCCTTTGATACCGACTATACGACGGGATCGCTCCTCGACCTTGAGCAGTTCTTTCGGCACACGGACTGCAGGTTTAAAACGGAAACGGTCATATCGTACAAACGGCATTTCGGGAAAGGACAGATCCGCAACTGCTTTAAGCAGGTGGGGTTCGAGGCTCTTGCGTTCAAGTATGCGACCTGGGAGCCTTTCGATGTAACGGGTATAACGGCTATCAATGTGGTGATGAAGGCTGCATTCCCTCAAACTACAGTGTTCATACAGGTTACGGTCACGGACCATCTCAGTAATCCCGTGATCGACATAGGGCTCGACAAGTCCGGGCAATTCCTGGTGGCCTGGGAGGAGGACATGGACCCGGTTCCAGTGTCCACTGTGAGCCTTTCGGGGTCGACCTATACGATCATTGTCCTGCCGGACACTGCGAACCCGACCAACCTTGCCGACTACACGGAAAGATGGCCGACAATTCGCTGGTACCGTTATTTTTATGATCAGAAAATAGACATGATTGGGTATAATCTCACATATCGTTTGATCGGCGATCGAACGCATGGGGCTCTCAAGTCATCGGACAAAGGGGGGGTCAATGCCTGAACTGGACGACAGCAATAGACCGGACCCAACTGACCTCGCGGATGACGATGTCCGGTCGATCACCGACGATAAGACGAGGGAAGCCATTTATCGGGTAACCAAAAAGATCAAAGAATGCCTGCTATATCAAGAGCAACTGATCATTGATCTCTATGAAGCTGTAACGGCAATCGAAGAAGCCTGACTAATCCTAACCTTTCCTTGCGGATCTGGCGCTTCCTGCCAGGTCCCTTATTCACCCTAACCAAAAGTCGAGACAAAAATTTAATCGAAGGAGAAACGTTATGAAGCGCTTCATCCTGCTTTTGTCTCTCGTGTCATGCTCCGCTGAGGAAGCTGTACAAAAGCAGCCAGAACGTGAAATTGAGAAGCCTTGCGAGCCGCTTCAGCCGGTTAAAAAACCAAAGGCACATCGACCCGAGAATGTAGATAAGTTTGAGGACACATTTCTTTTGGATCTGCAAAAGCTTGCAGTCGAGCAAGAGGAATATGATCACCAGGGTTTGCTCGTAAAACGGCATCCCGAGCTGGTAAAAAACAGTAAAACATTTCAATAATCAGACTAACCAAACACTCATTGCGTGAGGATCAATATGGTAAAGCGGTATGTCCTGATACTGCTGATGGCTATCGGGGCTGTCGCAGTAGGAAACGAAAAGGTGCGAACGTGCGTTGCTTTTCTGATCGAAGTTGTGAAAAATATCCCGGAAGACAGCAGCAAACCGGCTCCAGATGCGAATCAGCCGGAATGATCGATAGGTCATAGACTGAACTCCTGTGCGAAACCGGGCTTTTTTTAAAGGTCCGGTTTTTTTGTGCGGCTGCGATCGAGAACGTCATATAATTTATTCAGCATATCGAGCACCAATGTTTTTCACTAACCTCCATAGGCAAAAAACCTGGGCTGCCTCGCCAATTGGCTTGGCAGTCTGACTTTCATTGGGTGGCTCTCAATATGAAATATCAACGAACACCACCTTGCTGCAAACCGGATCATCTCATGATCCTTTGTCCATATTGCTCTGAGAAAAACAGGTTTAACCTTTTAATGCTGGGTGATATCCTTGACCGCAAACTTACATGTCGCGGTTGTGCCAAGGCTTTCCGGTTTAACGTCCGGTGGGATCCAAAGATTTTTACCTTGAAGGACCCTGATTATGATTAAGTTCTGCATCGCAGTTTTTCTTCTCGCCGTCTCTTCGCCAGCTCTTTCATCGGAGCCAGCGATCCCTATTACAATTTCTGCTTAGATCTGCTGACCTTTTCTGCCCCTGCCCACATCGCCCCCCGTTTTGTCCGAAAAGGTTTATCCTTCACTGAAACTTGCCAAATTTCCCCGAGGGGCGGGGGTATTTCTGACCCGAAAGATAATGTAAGCTATGAATCTAACGGCGCAGTCGATCGACTTCCAGGTGCGCCAGCATGTCTATTCCACCCGCATATTCAATCCAGTCAAGGTCAAGTCCGGTCAAGCAGTCGAGACTCAAACTCTTTACGTGCGCCGGGAGAAAGCAATGGCAAGCGAATGGCCGCTTTCAAGAATCGTGAGCAAAGTCCAGGACGACCTCGACCTCCACGAGGAAAACTTCGTCACGACTGACGATATAAAGCAGTTCATCGAGGACGCGATCGACGATGCCGAAGAGATCATCATTGACTGCTTCTCGGACTTCTTTCTCACTTACGCGGATCTCACGGTGGAAGAAGGTGACGAGACGATCGACCTCCCTGAAGACCTTTACGAGAGCAGGCTACGCCGGGTTTTCTTTTCTGAAAACGGCTACGACGCCGACAACATGGGCGATTCCTATAAGCTCGGAAAGATCGATCTCGACGAGATCACAAACGTCTCAGCAAATGACAGCTATCGCTATCGGCTCGTGAACACAACCAGCCTGGGCCAAGCGATCTACATCTACCCGCCTATCCGTGAGTCGTCATCCAATCAGTTTCGCGTGTGGTATATCAGGCAGGCAAAGCGCCTTGAAGATGATGAAGACGTTTTGGAGAAAGGTCTTCGGATCCAATATATCCTTGCTCATGTGAAAAAATCGGTGCTCGAAAAGATCGGCGATCCCCTGGTGGAAGTCTGGAGCAAGCGCCTCGACAAGCAGGAAGACAAGCTGAAGAACTCGCTGTCCCGTCTCACGGATGACGATGAAGACGTTTACCTGGAGCCTGATATGCGGGCTCTTCAGGAAGCCTATGGCGATGAATTCTAACAGTTTAAAGGAACCCATATGAAGATTGGCGGGACTCTCGGGCAGGCAGGGAAAGCAATAAAGGGTAAAGTTAGCAATGAGATCGAGCACGTCAAAGCCAGCGTCAAGGATCCATTCGGAACGGCGAAGAAGGATGTCGTCGGTGCCTACGACACAGCATCCAAAGCAATTGATCGCAATATACCTGTGCCCGGTGCAAAGGAAATCAAAGACGCTGCGAAGAATATGGGAAACGCAGGGACAAGAACACTTGAGGAAGCTGGTCCCGCTCCAATTCCTCAGTCCGCTATCCTGCGACGCAATGCGACATCTCAATATAGAGGTACTGAGTTTGGCTATAACCCTTATCTGACAAGCCAGGGGGGAAGCCTCCAGGGGATGAATTACAACCCCTATCGTGAGGCCGCCCAGAACCAGGCCAGCTCCCAGGCATCGAGCGACTACCAGAGCCTTCTCTCGGGAATGCAGCAGCAGGGTCCACTTTCAGCTTCCGACCGGATGAATGCAGCCCAAAACTTCAACCGCCAGCGGATCATTGGCCAGCTCGGTGGAGCTGCAAAATACGATCAGGCCCAGTCTCAATCACAGTTCGGTGCCGACCAGGGCAACCTGCAAAGGTCGATGAATGTCCAGGCGGCCAACGTCGGGGCGATGAATGATCAATCGAAAATGCTGGCTGACATGAACCTGCATCGAACTCAGAACCTATATGGAGCGGCCAAAGAGGAAGCCAACCTCGGCAGAAAGCTCGACGCAGCAGGCATCATCGGAAGGATGCAGGGCAAATCAGGTGGCGGTGGCGGCATTCTCGATGGACTCTATAGCGGCATGGATCGATACCTTGGAAACTTTTTCAGCTGAGGAAAGAAAATGTCACTCGTAGCAGCTCCTACAGGCAATATGCCGGTACCTACCGAAAGGCAACCGAGAAATCCCTATGGGGACGACATCAAAGCCTATGAGCAGAGCGTCTACAGCTATCCTGTTCAGACTTTGAACTCCATGCGCATGCTGGGCCAATACTATGATCCCATGAGGCAGAGGGCGCTTCAATCGGTCGGTGCCGGGGTCCAGTCGGGGAACCTGACGACGATGAACCAGCTTGCCTCAACCGGGGGACTTTCGGCTGCAGACCGGCAGGCAATCCTTGCTCAGGGTCAACGCCAGAGGGTGAACCTCTCGCAGGGATCTCAGGCTGCTTACGATCAGATGGATGCGCAAAATCTCTATGACACGCAAAAATTCAACGTTGGCCTGAATCAGTCGACGCTCGATGCGAACCAGCGGATCATGAACCAAAGGGCGCAGGATATGGCGACGGAAGCTGAGAAGAAAGCCACGAATATTTACATGGAGCAGCTCAAGGAAGCGTTCCTCCAGAGGCAGCTCGAAACCGCGAGAAAAATCGCCCAGCAACAAGGAGTATAAAAATGTGGTGGTTACCTATCGCGTCGGCAGTGGCTGGCGGCTACATGGGATACAAGCAGCAGCAGGCGCAGGACAGGGCTCGAAAAGAGCAGGCCCTGATCAACATGTATTCGCCAATCTTCGGCAGTGCTCCTCAGGCTCTTCCCATGGAACAAAACTACCAGAACCCAGGCGCAATCCAGGGTCTGCTCACGGGCTATAGCCTCATGACCCAGCTCGAAGATCGCGACGCTCAAAAGGCCCAGGCTGCGGCCCTGGCGGCTGCGGCTGGCAAGGCTCAGACCGATAAAACCGATGTCTTTGTTCCCTATGCTGTGCAGGACCCGACCATGAGTCAGGGAGCACCCGACGTAGGCCCTTACTCGTACAAGGCTTACAACCCCTTCCAAACCCGCAATCCATTTAGTGGAGGATGACCATGGACTATCTTTCGCAAATTCTCGGTGACCCAAATCTTGAGCGCACCGTTACAATCAAGACCAAACCCGGCAAGGGGGAGCAGGCTCCTGAAGCTCCGCTCGATAGCGGATCAGCGAACCTCCCACAACCAGTGCTCGATCTCATGCAAATGCAGGCCAGGGCCATGCAACCCTCGCCTCAGCCGCTCCAGGGCCAGACTCCGATGGATTCAGCGTTTCCCCCTGCAGTGATGCAGATGATGAACCAGCCAGCGGGATTGCGGGAGCTTGAAAACGCCGGATCGTATGCAAATCGTCTCGTTCGCAGGGAGCATATTCGTAATCGAAACGGGATCAATGGGCTCATTGAGATGCTTTTAGGCCCCAGCTACAAAGGCTATGAAGCGCCTCAACCCAATCCCTACACGGGGCCGGAAGATGCGGGCAATCCCTATGCGCCGCCGCCGATGATGCCGGTGATTTCGCCTAATCGCACTTAATGGAGGGCATGAGCCGTGGGACTTTTGGATCAACTTTTCGGCCCAATGTATGACGACGTAACGAAAAAGAAAAAGGTGGGAAAGGTTGTGCCCGTGGCGCCCAATGTCCCGGCAAAGCCTTACGTGGCATCTGCTCCGGCTCCCGAAGAACCTATCAAGGTCCGCGAGATCCCAAGGGCTCAGCCTCTTCTCATGCCGGTTCCAAGCTTTCAGGACAACGGTCCACCCGTTGACCCTGAGTACCTTAAGACGGCGGCTGAGTATCTCGGACTGCTCTCAAAGGATACGGAAAACCCGTTTCCAAAGTTCAACATGGACGAACTCAAAGCGGCAGTTAAGCCACCCGATACGACGAACCTTCCCCTTGACCTGCGTGGACTTGCGGGACTTTCCGATACTCTCTACGGGACAAAGCTCGCGTCCATGACGCCAAACTTTACGCAGGATCGGCTGAACCAGCTCAAAGACATCAAGGCGCTGAACTCTGACAGTCAGGCCCTCCAGCAGGTGAAGGGTCAGGCTTTGCTGGCTGAATACCAGACAAGGCTCAAAGAGTATGAGGAAAAGCAGGGCATGCAGTCCCCCCTTCAAAGGGCGCAGATGTATGAAGCTCTGCGGAAGGCGCTGCGTGGAGGTACGGCTGAGGACCTTGCAAGGCTCAGGCTCCAGACCCAGGTCATGCAAAATAACAATGATGCGCAGAACCGGGCCGATACCCAGAATAGGGACATCGCGGCAGATCAAAGGAAAAACCTCAATGAGCTTCAGCGGGAATTTAACAAAGAAGACATCGTTACAAAGCGGGCCGGTAACATTGAAAAAACTCAAAGGTTAAGGGACCTTCTCTATTCCCCGAACCTCAGTCCAGGGACCGCGGACTATGCGATCGTGATCCAACTTTTGAAGGAACTCGATCGTGACAGCGCTGTCATGATGAACGAAGCCAAGGACTTTTCAAAGTCTGCTGGTGTGGTCGATCAGCTGATCAACGCGCCCAATAAGCTTTTCACGGGTGGTCGGCTTCCATCCGCCCAGCGCGAGCAGATCGCGGCGATGCTCGATAGCTTTGAAAGCATTGTGAACCGGGAATATAAAGCTGTTGAGCGTTCATACATGGAGCGGGCAGCACTGGCCGGACATAATCCGAATGATGTCGTACGACCCATTGCGAAAAAGTTCGCCGTTGACAAAGGTCGCTACCGCTTCAGTCCTGCGGACGGTAAAGGCGATGACTGGATCATTCCAGCCGAAAAGGTCAATAAGTTCCTCCAGGAAATGAAGAGCCGAAAAATCAAAGTCATTAAACGCGGTCGCGAGGAGTAAGCAATGGCTGATGAATGGCAAAGGGCAAAGCCCAAATCGGCTCCCGCTGCGGCAAAGGCTGATGGTGATGGCTGGCAAAGGGCTCCATCGAAGGGTGCTCAGGCTACAGTCGACCAGCTCACGGAAGAAGACGACCCCTTTTTCACGGGCCTCATGCAGGGCGTAACGTTTGGCTTTTCCGACGAACTCGCAGCAAAGTATGAGGCAGCGTTATCTGGCAGGGACTACCGCGACGTTTGGAATGAAAAGCAAAAAGAGATCGAGCGATACCGGCGACTGGCTCCAGGAAAGATGCTTGGCGGCGAAGTCGCTGGCTCGGTTGGGACGATGTTCGTTCCTGGCCTTGGTGTTGGGAACGTCGCAAAGCTTGGCCGTATACCAGCCCTTCTTCGGGCAGCGCAATTGGCTGCTGCTCAAGGCGCCGTCATGGGCATGGGCTACGGAACCCGCCCATACTCAGATCCCGAGTATGAGGACCCATTGGCAGGTCCAAAGATCGCAGCCTTGGATGCGGGCAAAGGCGCAGTCGAAGGTCTCATGGGGCTTGGTCTCGCCAAGGCTGGATCAGCTGCTGGGAAAGCCCTTCTGAGTCCTGTTAAAAAGCCCCTGACCGAGGCCGCAAAGTGGACCATGGAGCGAATCGCAAAGCCCGTCTTCAAGGTGCCCCAGCAGGTCGCCAAGGAAGTCCTGGATGACCCACACGTCTATCGGGGCAAGGCGCAAACGATTGAGGAGATCGCCAAAGACAATATCATTCCCATGGCAAATAAGGTTTCCGAAGGGGCCTCGCAGGCAAAGCAGCAAGCGCTTGATAAGCTCACGGACAACCCGACGCTGAGTCCACGGGACCTGACAATGATGATCCTCGACAAGTTCACGAAGCGGGATGTCCTCTTCAAGGATCCCGTCTCTGGCAGACTCAGAAGCCAGTTCGGGCCTCAGGTTGAGCAGCAGCTGAAAAGCAATCTGGCATTTTTGCAAAGCCTCGCTGGGGACAAGGGATACCTCACAGAGAAGGAGCTTCAGCGGTTTTATGCGAGCCTTGAAACCATGGCGAAGTATGACCGGAACTCAACCGGCGCCAATAAACTCGTGGCCGACGCCTATAAAATGGCTCGTGGAGCAATCAATGAAACGCTTGGGAAAAAGAATACTCAATACGCAGACGTAATGGAGTCGGTTGCAACGGACACCGATGCAGTTGAAAAGCTCAGAAAAGCCCTGAAGTTCGGTCCTGGTAAAGAAGTTCGCTACGAGGCAGTGGACCCGACTTTCAACCGGCTCCGGCAGATCAGAAAGAAGGAGACGACCCAGCAGATCCTGAAGGACTTCGCAGAGAAATATGGAGACGGCGACACGCTTGCGAAGATCAAGCGCGCGACAAATGAAACCCATTTTGGCCTCAAGACTCCAAGCTATGCGACCATGATCGGGATGGCCTCGCAGTCCCCGGAACTGGCCACAGTAGGCTTTATCCGCGATGTCTTTGGCCCCAACATCTTCAAGCAGCTGGCAGTTGCTCCGAGTCGCGGTGGACCTGGGCTCATGGATTCAATCCTGCGTCCTGCTGCTGTGACGATGTCCACGAGTAATGCAAGCGATCCCCAATTTATTGGTTACCCGCTTTATAATATTTCCGCCGAAGAATACCTGCGAAGAATGCAGGAAGCGCAGGATAGCCGTACCGAGTAGCAACTCGACCTTCCCCGGCATCATTGGTACAACATGCCTACTGCAATACAGATCAGATATAGAGAGTTGACATCCCAAAATGCGACCGTGGCCCCTGAGCGGAGGGGTACACGGGGTTTTCTTTTCGGAGTCTAACCATGAAGTTCGTGCGCTGCAACATTTGCGAGATGCAAATCCCCGATCGGGTTTACGAGGAATTTGAAGGTTGCTGCTCGCTCGCATGTAAGCGTCGCGTTAAACGCATGACGACCTGCCTGCAGTGCAATATCGTTTTCGAGCGATCAGTTCACTCGAGGAAATCTCCCCGGACGTTTTGCTCAAGAACATGCTGGGAAGCTTATAGACACGATCACCCTTTGAGAAGGAGCAGTCATGACATCGACGGCAAAAAAGGTCTCCGAAGCGCACACTGATAATCTTTCGGCCAGCAAGGGAAAGGAAACAGCTCAGAAAAAAAAGGCCCGTGAGCAGGGAACAAAGTCTGTATCCCAGGCGAAGGAACTGAATCATAACGATCTCGTGACGACGATCGGCAGCTATAAGATCACGATATCCTCGGCTCTCGATTCCATTGCATCCCTTGTGTCTTCCCAGCTTGAGAACTTCAAGGTGGTGCAGGAGGCTATCGCCTTTGAACGCAAGAACCTCGAAGAACTGTACGGAATAAAGGCGGAAGCCGAAAGCCTCGATGCACTCATGACCGCAAATGAAGCGGAGCGCCTCAAGTTTGACGAGGAGAAGAAGGCTTGGCTCCGTCAATACGAGGACCAGAAAAAGGAGCTTCAGCTCCAGCGAAAGCGGGACGACGACATCTATGCCTACAACCGCGACATGGCCAGAAAAAAGGACGAGGACCAGTGGAACGACCACAAAAAGCAGCGCGAGCAGGAATTCCTGAAAGCCTTTATGGAAAGGGAAGACAGAATCCTGGCCAAGGAAAAATGGATCCAGGAATGGACCGAGGAATTCAATAAGAACAAGGCACGGCTTCAGACCTATGACGACGATAAAAAGAAAGAAGTCGATAGGACAGTTGCCATTGCTGTCGCGTCCCAAAAGAAGGAACTCGAATTTACATTCCAGATCGAGAAAGCCAACCTGCAGAACAGCCATAACCTTGCATGCCAGCAGATACAGCTTCTTCAGGGCAAAGTCGACGACTTGTCTCAGCAAAACATTCAGCTCTCTGCGATTGCCAAGGACGCGACCCAGAAGGTTCAGGAGATCGCCCAGAGAGCTGTCGACAGTGCCAGTAAGCAAATTATCGTAACCCAAGGGTCATCTGACTCACAGCAAAAGAGGTAATGAATGGAACCAGTTCAGCTTAAAGACCGGGACTTCGTGTTTGTCGTCGATAGCTCCGGAAGCATGGGAACCAAAGACCAGACAGGCGGCAGATCCCGTTGGGAGTCCGCTGCAGAAGCAGCCACAGCACTTGCACGAAAGGCCGCGACCTATGACCCGGACGGTCTCACGGTATATACTTTTGCTGGTAAGCATCGCCGTTTTGATAATGTCACTGATTCGGCACAAGTGGCGCGCATCTTTGAGGAAGTCGAACCGAACGGCTCCACAAATCTTGATGGAGTTTTAACGGCGATCTTCTCAGACTTTCAGAAGCGCAAGAAAGCTGGCGAACTGAAGCCAAATGGTGAGATCGCAGTCGTCGTAACGGATGGAAGTCCCGATGATCAGTCGGCCGTGAAGAAAGCCATAACCTCGTTCAGCAATCTGCTGGACCGCGACGAGGAATACGGGATTCTTTTCGTGCAGGTCGGCAACGACCAGGGAGCACGGCACTTTCTGAAGCAACTCGATGACGATCTGAAAGACGCCAAGTTCGATATCGTCGATACCCTGACCATGGACGAACTGGGAGACAAGACATTGACCGAAGCTCTTGCAGGGGCAATTTCGGATTGATTGATTGATTGATTGATTGAACGGCATGTTCCTTAGTTTGACGCCCCCATCTTTGGTGGGGGCCTTTTTATTTGGAGATGCGTATGGAATTTCTGCTCTGCTTTATTATGCTTACGATCGGACTTCTATTTATCTTGGACATCCATCACAGGACATGTGAAGCGAAAGGGGACATGGTGGACCTGCTCGAACAGATCGAGGACGAGATCACTCACTTGAAAGGCTTGAGAGCACAGGTGGACGAGGATCTCAAGATGAGGGGAAAGCCTCTCGATGAGACCATGCTCGGCTCATTTGTGTTTGGTCGAAGCAAAATTATTAACGATGATTCCGTTTGCTGCGTGGGCGTTAATGATTTCGGTGATCGGGAATTTGATTCGCTATTCATCGTAAAAAGAAAAAGCACTCCTGCAGATGAAGTGCTTCAGATGATCGAAAAGGGGAAGCTGTTTTAGTGAAGGAGAGGCTCATCATCCTTGCGAGATTTTGCAGACGCTTTGCCTCTGCCGCCGTTTATTACGGTGAGAAGCATTTTTTCTGCTTTGTCGACATCCTGCTTACGAAGTTCAGCAAGGATCTGCTTCATATAGTTATCCATCTTCATTTCAAAACGTTTCATCGTGATTTCCGAACGGCGCGCTATATCGTCTTTCTCTAAGTTAGACTTAATAATCTCACCCTCAAGCTTTTCTATTCGCATGTCCCGTTCCTTTCGCTCGATTTTTAAACTTTCAATCTCTTGGTCTTTTTGTTTCATTGTCTCAAGATAATTCAGAACGTCGTCAGATTGCTCATCGATTAGCAGCTGTATTTGACGCTTAAAGTTCTCGACAATTTCAATATGCTGGCTCATAAGCACGTATTTTTTGAGAAGTTTCTCACGGTGCTGCTCAAATGCTTTCAATCGACGATACGACGGCATACCCGCAGGCAAAGCGTTCCTGCAGAGCCATTCATGATATTCAGCACCTAACGGATTTAGTTTTATATCGGAAAACTCCCAAAAACCAGATAAATTTTGGCAACGGTTTGCAAGCCAAGGGTTGATGCGTATGGCTTTAGGGCTCAGTTTCACGATGAGGCCAAGAGACTGAATGGCACCGACATAACGGATGAGATTCTTTCTATCGATTTTAAATCTATTGTGAAGATGTTCATTGAGAGTTTTTTCGCTGACTTCGAGCATATTTTCCCGGTCCATGCACAGCATGAAATAGAAAAGAATCATCGCCGATGTCGGTTTCAGTTTGTTTTCAAGCAGGTAGAGGAGCAGCAAGGGATCGGCGCGATAATATGATTTCACAGGGTTTGAATTCATGGTATTTAGCCCTCGTTTAATAATTGTGCAAACGGGCATAAACGATATTGTCCGGAATTAAAAGCTGGTCTGTTTAGACCGGCTTTTTTTTTGTATTGGATCGCAACCGATCTGAACAATTTGGCAGGTGTAACGGATTACACCTTTCGATTCTCGGTGGTGTAAAAAATTACACCCGTCAAACGCCTTGAAAAGCTTATCCCTCAAGGGTTCCGCAAAATGACGTAGGAAGTGCTTATTTATAAGATCTTCTATTCTTCCGGGCTTTGGATCCCTGGACCCCGTCATTTTTTAAACGATTGATCTCGGGCTCCCCTTCGGGGCTCCCATTCAAGGGGTACCCTCCGCCTCTCGCTACGGGCACCCAAAATCCAGACGCGCCGGAACGATATTTAGTGGCGCGTGAAAGGCAGGAAAACCGGGATCCAGAAATCCGCTCTTGAGTGGCGATTATCCAAGTCACTTCGACCAAACACCTGTCGCCACTGACGTTCTCTGCACTGAACCCCTTCACGGTAGCTGAACAGCCCCGGTCCGCTACGCCACAGAACCCTTCAACTCCAGAGATGGCATCGCGGTCGGCTTTGTTTTAAATCCGCTTCCTATGACAAAAAGATCCATTCACCCTCATTGGGTAGGGTTGGGTGGGGATTTTTGCGTATGTTCGTGCCATGCCCTGAAGTGTTCCCGAATGCGTTCGGGTCTTGAAAAGCCCTGCCAAGCCCTGGTGTAGCAGTCTTCCAGGTGTTCGACGTACTGCTTCAGACATGCTTCTCCATGCTTTTCGAGGATGTTTTCGGCCAGGTCGCGGGTAGTAGAAAAAGGCACGAATGGCTTGGATGGGTGGCCGGGGAACTGCAGGTAGCAGAATTCGATTCGCTTGCAATAGTCGATCAATTCGGACCTTGTGAGGTTCGATGCCCCTACCCTGGCAAGCCCAATCATCGAAGGGAATGCCGGTTGGCTCTCGAAATGGCCGAATATTGCCCGACGATCCACTTCCGGGAGGTTTGTCAGAAGGGTCACGAAAGCCTTGACCACGTCCTGGTTGACTCGATGTTTTTTTGTCTGCGTCATGATAGATGACCTTTCGCTGAAGATTTTCTCGGTGAATTACCCTCCCTGAGCGGGTTTGTCCAGTTAGTGACATTTCGGCATATAGGACCTACGGAAGTCAGGCTTTCAAAATCCGGCTCTGATGCGTTTTCTTGCCCCTACCCTTGCCCAGGTATTGTCCAGCCATGAGGCTCTCAGAGCCCTAATTTAAACGGATGAAGTCAAAGTCTTGACTCGTGCGGGTTTCAGAAGGTTTCAGGATCCCTCTTCCATTGCTTACAGGTGTTCTCTCAGTCCTCCCGTGTTTTCAGCTAACGCTACGCTTTTCTGTTTAATTTCTGAACAGTTGCGATATACTGGGGGTCTGCCAGCCTGGATTTGATCAGAACACCCTGCCAGAGTGATCTTAAAACCCCCTTAAAAAGCTGTAACAGTTGATACACAAGGGTTTGCGGCCTCCATATGTCCATCCAAAAAACAGGTGTTAATCGTAAAAAGAATAATGATTTCAATGACTAGCGTACACTTTTAAGAATTCTTAAACACACTTGTTCGCTGAACAGGGGTTTTCTGATCATTCGCGTTTTGCCAAATTTCTGGCGTTCGCAAATTCAGCTTTCTCGAAAATCGAAGGGATATCAGTGATTTTGCACATGTTGTGCATGGGTGATTTCACGAGCGACAAGTTACCGACCTTTAGAATCAGGCCGATGACACCGGCTCAAAAATTTGGCACTCTCAAGTTTTTCCGAGATTTTACGGGGGAATCCTGTGTCTTTGAAAGACGATGACAAGCGGCAGAAGGTCTTCGAGCTGAGAAGGGAAGGGTATTCCTACGAAGTGATCGCTCGAATCCTTCAGATATCACGAGGCGCAGCGCATTCGGTGATCCAAAGGATCGGCCATGATCCCCTTGTAACCAGGACACCGGCTCCGTCATGGGTCGACATGAGCGTTGTTCATAGGGTTCGCAGAAAGCCAAAGATCAGCTGGCAGAAGGAGCGTGAGGCAGTGAGGCTAAGAACGCTTGGCTTTTCGTTTCGAGCGATCTCTGAAAAACTGCAGATAAATGTCAATTCCGTTAGGTCGATCCTGCGGCGGCTTCCAGTGGACCCCATAGTGCGACCGGCATTTTCCGGAAGCACCAGGGAGTTTCTGGAATTTCTTAGAGCACGGAAAGCAGGAAATTCAAGGCTACAATGAAAGCGACGACAATGAAGAGGGCCGCGATGAGCCACGTCTTTACCTCGTCCTTCAAGGGGTTCGTGCAGAAACGATAGCTCGCTTTCGTGAACAGTTCAATGCGGAGTCTCTTCTCATCGTTGTCAGGATTCTTCTCCATGGGGCCTCCCGGCTTTAATCCATTTCTGCCAAAGGATCCGATTCGCCGGGTCCTTCAAATGCCTGCGGTACATGGTGGGTGTGTCTGCGATGTGCTTTCCGGCGTGCGGCCCGCTCTGCAGGATCCAAGGCGATCTGGCATAGAAATCCGAAATGGCCCCTAAAATCGCCCCTGCTTCGCCGGAACTGAGTTTTTGGACATGTTCCTGGGGGAACCCATGCCGCTTCACCAGAACCGAATTTTGCGATTCTGAGAGGGGTTTTTCAAAGGCACCCTCGGGGATCCGGTCGAGCTTGATGCGCCTGGTGATTTCCTGTATCGCTCTGGCGTACTTCGGGGGGAACCGCTTCTCAGCGATCAGCTCTGCCAGAGTGCGCATGTTACCGCTCTGAAGCCTCTCACATGCCTCTATGGCGGCCTGGGTCCAGGCAATGCGATGCGCTGGCGCCGAGTCCTCGATGAGCTCGGACAGCTCCTCGCTGAGTTTTTCGATCGGATCGAGGGGTTTTTTCGCTCTCAGCGCTTCTGCATGAACCTTCTGCCAGGTGCCTTTTTCAATGCTTGGCGCATCGCCCATCACGTAAATGTGCGCGAGATCCTTCCCCTTGAACGGCCTCAGGGCGCGGCCTATGCGCTGCAGGTAGGTGACCACCGATCCCGTTCCAAAAGGCATGAAAACCGAGCCAATGTTCGGGATATCGATCCCGGTTTCGAGCTTTCGGCAATTCACGATCATCTCGACTTCGCCAGCCCTGGCCCGTGCATAAAGGGCGCGGCAGAAGGCTTCCGGCGACTCCCCGGAAACGAAGTCGACCTTGATCCCTTCCTGCTCAGCTACGAGACGCATCTCCTGAGCCTCTGCAGTCGTCCGAAGGTAGACGACCGACACAAGGTTCCGCTCACGCTCGCGTTCCCTCCAGACCTTGATTACGCTCGCGAGGCGCTCGCCCGTTTCCGTGCCCTCGAAGCGGAGCTGGAATAGGTGAGGGCGGACGAGGTAACCCTGGTCGATCAGGGTTTGCGAATCGATCGCAAACGGGACTGTGTCAAATTGCGCGAATGAGTATTGATTGGCGCGGTATGGTGTCGCACTGAATCCGACGACCTTTGCCATGGGGAAAAGCTCATGGTCCAATATACCGTATCCATCTGTCCCAAACTGATGGGCCTCGTCGATCACAACGCTGACCACGTCTTTTCGCATGGGATCATCGGTCCAATATGACCTGCTTCGGGACGTTGTAAGGCCCTGAATGGTGCCAAAAAGGACTTTTGTGGTGATTTTTGGCTTATCTATGGCATTCAGACGCATTGACTGTTTGGCATAACGACCGTGCTTAACGTATGCCATATGGAGCTGGTCAACGACATCCGTGAGATGGGAGACCACGAGCACGCACTGGTTGAATCGAAGCTCATCGCAGAGCCGATCAATCAGCAGGGTCTCGACCAGGCTCTTTCCGGACCCCGTGGGCAGAACGGCCCCGACTTTTCTGTGAAATTTTAGAGCGCTTGATACGGCGTCGACCGCTTCCATTTGGTACGGACGTGGGATCATAGTAGAGTGCCTCTCTGATTTTTATCTGACACTCGTCGTGATCGCCAAATGCCCGCATAAAGCTTCCACCAACAACTTGCCGATCATTGCCGATAATCCCGGAACTTTGGAGTCCGTCGTTCACCGCTTTGAGAAGATTGTCGCAATCGGCCAAAGACTTGCTTGAGAAGATGAACAGGCACTCGACCCAGAGATCACAACGAAAGGGAATTTCAGGGCGTCTCGACTGCATCCATGCTCGCAGGGCTTTCTGCTCTTCGAGTGGCTGGTAGATGCGAAGCCCCGACAGACGGGGCCTCGCTAACGGGAATACACGACCGACATAAGTCCCACTCCAAAGCAAGGAAGAGGGGACTGGAATTTTCAAACTCATTCGTTGGATCGCTCTTCCTGAAGAACCGCAATCCGTTGCTCGACCTGCTCATCTCTGATCGCTTTGCCAATCCACATGTAAACTTCCTCAAGCTTCGTCAAAGCAAGGCTTTTGGCCCGCCCATTCGGTAGCTGTTGCTCAATAAATGACTCAAGGGTGGTGCAAAAATTTTTGGCGTTGCACTGCTTGGTCATGGCGATTTCATCGTACTTTACGTAATCAAACCTTGTGCTCATAAACTTCCTCAAAAAACGTCGTTTGTGCCGATATATTTGAATCGTCCGAACATCTGAAACCTGCTGCTTTCGGGATGCCAGGGAGTTGTCTCAAAAATTTTCCCCTGTAAGAGGTAGCTCGGAATGTTTTCAGCTTTCTTCCCAGGATTCAGTTTCTCGAGCAATTGCGCTGTATCCTTGCGGGGGCCTCCAGCGAGCTTATTGCGGTAGAAGTAAAGCGTGATCAGGTTTCCAACGAGTTCACCGTCGCAAATCCGGCATTCAATCGAAAACGCATTGTCTTGCTCGTCCCTCTTGAAAACCTTCTCGACGGAAAGCTTTACAGCGACATCGTTTGGGAGCTTATTAACATAAGTTTTTCCCGCATTGTCTGTCATTTGCGAAGTACCTCCATAGCTTTATATGCTGCTTCTTCAGTTGCTTCGTAGTTGCCCCGGATCATTTCATCGCTGACGGCGCGCATGGCGGCTTGGTCGAGACCCCTGCTCAGGAGCAGGTCCCGAAGCCAGACCTTCTGCTCAGATGTGCCGAGATATTTTTCAGCAATCGTCGTGGCATCGTAGTCACCATCGAGCGCAATCGCGCAAATGCTCCCATATGAGTACCTACGAAGGTAGCTCACCATACTTCCCAGCTCCTTGGGGTCCTTGGGATTGGCAAGTGTTGCTGTGACTTCCGAGTCGATGAACTGGCCCGATATGTGAAGGATGCGAGTGCCGACTGTCACCGTTTCACCGTTCGAGCTGGGGAACTGAAGAATGCTCAGGCCATGCTTTGCGAGGATCGGCTTGGTAGCATGGATGATGTTCGAGAGCGATGCATACTCGAAGTTGATGTTCTTGTAGGAAACCTGCTTATCGAGGGTGATGACCGGCATCTCCGCCTGAGCTTTTGCCCATGCAGTCGCGAGTTCACCCAGCTCCTGACTTTGAAGCTGTGTCATGAATTATTTTCTCTTGTAAGGGGGTGATGGGAAAACTATGCTCAGAGAAACTTAAAAAATCAAGAGCGGAAAATGATCAAGACAGTCGAAGATTTAAGGGTCGAGTTGAATAAACAGTCTGGCGTCATGTTTCTCGGACAAATGCCTTCCGATATCTATAGATCCCACGAAGCCCTTTCACAGTCTGAACTTAAGCTCATAGCCGAACATTCACCGGCACACTACCGATATAATAGACGATACCCCCGTCCCGATACCGACCCGAAGAAACTGGGTCGCGCAGCGCACGTTGCGATACTTGAGCCAATGCGTTTTCATGAGCTTTACATCAAGGCGCCCGATGTCAATCGCAGGACCAAAGCCGGGAAAGCTGAGTGGGACAATGCAGAGGCATACGCACGACAGCTGGGGATGGAAATGCTTCTGGCCGATCACTACGATGCGGCACTCGAAATGCGTGACGCTGTGCGAAAGAGCGAAGTCATCTCAGAGATTTTCCAGGACGGCGTTGCTGAGCGTATGTGCTTTGGATATGTGCATGACGTACACGCCAAGGCCCAGCTCGATTACTACCGGCCAAAGGCCCACCAGATCATTGACCTTAAGTCCACCAAATGCGCGAGCAAGCGGCAGTTCGAGCGTGACATCCGAAGCTATCGATATCACTGGCAGGCTGTCTGGTACATGGATCTTGTTGAGGCGATCACCGGGCATGCCCCGACGTTCACGATCGTGGCCGTGGAAACCTCGCCCCCATACTGCTCTGCGATCTATACGATCAAGCAGGACCTTGCGACAATCGCAAGGCATGAAATGATGGGGGCAGTGAGGCTCTACCAGGAATGCCAGAGAACTGGCGTCTGGCCGGGATATCCCATGGCGGTCAATGAAGTGTCTGCTCATTCCTGGGAGTGGGAAGCCTATCTGAAGTCTCTGAAATACGCTTAGTCAAAAGCCGGTGGACGTGCGCAGTGGAAAACTTCTCACCGTATTTCTCGCTCGCGCGTTCAGCGATTTTTGCATAGGAAAGGCCCTGTGCCCGAAGCTCAAGAAGGTAGGGCATGGCCTCTTCCCAGAGGGGATTGACAGGCTTTGTCCCCCAGTTATGGGTGCCGAGTTCCTTGGCGCGACCGCCGCCCCACTTGCCGTCGTATTTTTTGTAACGGATGCTTTTGATCGCATCTTTCATACGGCGCGAGGTTGCATGCCGCTCCTGCTCTGCGATGTAGGCTTTCATGGCCAAAAAGAGTGGGTTCTGATCCAGCAGGTCCGTGTCCCCATCGTGCATCGAGATCACCGAGATCTTGCGCTCCCGTGCCTGCTCCACGATCGAGAGGAAGTCAAAGATCCCGGCACGGCTGAGGCGATCGATATGCGCCACATAGATTGTCGACCCCTCGGGAAGGGTTTCGAGCAGACGGTTCAGCACCGCCCGCTTTTTGCCGCCAGAGATGTTTTCCGTGTGAACGGGCAGGTCGCCCCAGCGCTCCCGCATCCGGGAAAGCTGGTTTTCATATTCGGTCTCATCGCTGCCGTTGACGAGCTTTTCCGACTTGCGCACGTAAAAGACTTCGACAGGCGTGGGCCTTGGTTTTTTAATCTTCCTTTTCGTCATGAAACCTGTTCCTCTTTCTGATCTCGATATTCACCCGCATGCGGGCGATCTTTCGCTCTTTGATGTAGACACCGCTTCGAGTGTGCGTGATGCCGCGGTCGGTCATCAATCGGCAGAATTCCACATAGTCATCGGCCTCATATGCGACAGCTGCCCATTCGGGATTGGACCTGATTTCCGTGACCACTGCATAGGTCTCGACGTTGAACCAGTCCTTTACGATCCGCTGTATGTACTCCTCAAGCGCGACCTCGACGAGATCGTTGGGCGTTTGACCGTGAATCTTGCAAATGGCCTGAGCCCGGTAGTCGAGCCGCTTCCAGACCCGCCACTCACTGTAGCGTGCGCTGTTTACCTCTGACACGGCGAAGCCTCCATTTTGATTTTGAATGCATTGAACACCCTGTTCAGTGCCTGGAGTCCGAGCCTCAGCTCGCGCGGGTTTTGCCTTGTTTTCGTGGGCCATTCGATTGCGAGCGAGATGTTGGCCGGGTGCATGTACATGGCCGTCACTTGCCAGCGATCGGTGGGGGAGTGTTCCCAGACCACTCTGCCGCGCGGGATCAAACCCGACTTATCGACTTCGCTGAAACCCGCGAGCCGTATTAGCTCTACAGGGTCGAGTGACTGGTCTGCTGAAAACATCTGGTGAACTGAGATTATCAAATCATCTCCGAGTCTTTCGACGTTCACATGTCTGTAATTCTCTTCCTCGATGACTTTGCGAGCCTGCTGATAGATCTCTACATCTATGCTCATAAGTTCCGAACTTTCCCAAAGAAAACTTTGAAGACCATGAAACACTTGGCTGTCGCCTTGTTCAGGTATGCTGATCGTCCGTGATAGCATGCGTTAATCCCATCTCTAACTGAACCAAATGAGAGTTACAAGCCCCAAATTTAACCCCCCCTTGGCATTGGATTTTGTTTTTGAAATCAGCCGAAAAAATTTGAGATCCTTTAGCGGGAATACGCCGCGCCATGGTTCGGTTTGGGATGAAACCCGGATCAAATCGTAGGGAGGCGCAATGTCAGGCAAAATCGCAGTTATGGTCAAGCGGTAAAGAATTCTTAAATCAGCGCAATCGGGAGCATGCGCAATGCGAGTCAAGAGCGGAGAAATCCTGGTAAAATCAGCAATTTGGCACAAAAAAACCAGGGGATAGGCAACCCTGGTTCAATTTGCAGCTACCATCTGAATCTTTTGCGTGGCGTACCATGAAAAACAGCGCAAAAGCATCATTCGGTCAGCTGAGGCAATCTATTGATATCACGAATACTATTCAAGTGTTTTCTTTGATCAAGTCCGCATACTTATCGACATGACCGCAAGGATTCTGCCAGGAACTAATCCAGGTACTATCGCCGTCTTCTGTCATGCTAATCGGCTTGGCCTTGCCGCGAGGTTCGCCACAAACCGGGCAATTATCAGGTATTTCAAGGGTTCGCGTGATTATTTGATGCTGTCCTGTTCCCCATGCTTTCCGCATTGCCGCGCGATCGATGATAGTTACTTGCATCTGATTCTCCCAATTACTCGCAAGAGTATATAAATCAAAAATCCCTGCAAGGCAATGCCCTGCAAGGATTCCTAGCTAATGAAGACCGCTGGTCTTACTCTTCCTCGTCCGTTTGTTCGTCCGCTATCTCTTCCAGCTTATCGATCAAAAGCGCCGTGACTTCCATTAGCTCCAGGGCATACCCGGCCTGTAGCAATTCCATGATATCGATATCCCCGCTATAGTCGCTTGCCGCTTCGTTCACGTATTCATGGCGCTTGCCATGACTGCCAAGCCATTGACACAGAATATAGTGCTTGTGCTCAGGTTCCAGGTCGTCTTCGATACCGTCCGCGATCGCATCAAGACAGTCTTTTATTATTCCATAGCGGAAGTCATCGGGCAGCATACCGTCATGAGCATGCCTCACAAGGTCTTGAACCCAATCGGGCTTGCCGTCTTTTAAGCAGTGGAAAGTTTCGCCGCTCTGCCGAGTTTTAGTTTGAAAATAGCTGAGAGCATTGCGAGCTATCGCTCGCGCCGATATGCTTGTCATTTGTTCACCTCATCGATGTAATATTCTCCTCTCTCTTCTGAATACCGCTCATCATTCTCCACTGTATCGGGATAGGTTTTTTCAATGAATTCGGTTAGAAAGCAGTCAGCATCATCGAAGCTTTTGAAGGATTTACCGTGGAAACAGGTCTTGCCTGTCCAGTCTTGAATGATCCATTTGTTTTTCATTGCAGATCCCTTCCATTGACGTAAAGCCCAATCAAATGATCAATTCCCGCAATGTATTCGATGCATGAGCAAGGTCCGTTTGCAGGAAAATACGCGCGGCGATACCAGCGAATAGCCCGCTCAGCATGCTTTCGAGAGCAATGTTCATCACGCGCAATCTTATTAATTATGCGAATAGCTGTTCGGCTTATTTGTGAGCAAGGATCGATACCTTTGGCTTTTAGTGCCTGTTCGCAGCGAAGGTCAAAAGGAGTGATCATTGCGCTGGCTCATTATATGGAACGTCCTGATCAATCCACCAACATTCCGATGGAGTAAGCCTAAAATATGCTCCTGACTTGGTTTCTATGCGAAGACATAAGCCGTTAAGATTGCTTGACCAGCCAATTGTCATGCGTTTGATATCGTCAATCATTGGCGCTAAGTCAGGGGAAATGTAGACGGACAAAGCCTTTCTTAAAATTCGTGTACCGGCACTATCTCTTGTGCAGTAATACTCAAAAAGGTCCGGAAAGTTATGCTTTGCTTCATAAGAGCCGCGCAGCGCCATGCTTTCAATTGTGTTTCCCGTAGTTATGCTCTCATGTTTAGCCAGATTAACGATCGCTCTTCCATCCAAATACAGGTTTATTCCTTCAAGCTTCTTGCCTTTGATTTTTCTTGGATCAAGGATTTTCATAGCGCTGGCTCCTGTTGCAAAGCTTCTGGATACCAGTGCTGCACGGTTTCTTTTGCGATCGATTTAAACGCATCGAAGCATGCGTCCTGCAGAAAATAGCCTACCAGCGCAGCTTCGCAGTCTTCTTCATACCAACCATCGCTTGTGCGATAGGGCATTGGGATTTCCTTGTTTCGCTCAGCTGACAGCTTGTAACCGCCATGGCTGGCCGTCGTGACGAAGATCACGCCGTTTGTGACCTGCTCGAATGATTGAGATTTTCCCCATGGTGTATGCATACAAAGATCTCCATTAGTTTGTGCAAGGCCTTGCCCTGCCTGTGTTTGATGTCATCTCATACCGAACCTAGGTACGGTTTGCAACACGATACGCAGCAAGTCATTGACGCTTTCACCTGGTTCGCGCAATCTCATGCAAACATCAAAATTTGAGGTGAATTATGGCTTTTTTCAAAGGCGTTAACCTTTTGTCAGCAAAGCAGGAAAAACTGAGCGGCTGGATTAATGAGCGGCATGCGGCGATCGGCACTATCGTGCGGCTTAAAGACGATGAATTCGGCCGTGACTGGACTGTCGCGGAAGTCGGTGATCAGCTTGTTCAAGAAGGATTGGTTGATCAGAGGCATCTACTGCAAGCTGAGGTTCTGGCGGATACGGAAGCAGCGCAGGAGCCCAAGCGGGCAGCGCGGAAGCTGAAAGCAGCGGCAGCGGCAGCGTCTGAGGCATGAAAAAAGGGGCTTAGTGCCCCTCTATCTGTTCGAGTTTAACCTTTGTGGCGTCAACCAAATAAACCGATCCCTGTTCGTCGGTCATGCGGCATGCGATGTAACCCAATACTTTCGCGCACTCAGCTGTAAGGCGCTGCAATTCCCATGATATTTCGGGATCATCGAGATAGGCTTGTTCTTCTGAGAGCAAAGCGACCGCTGTATCGTGATCACAATCGATGAGAGCCATTGCCTCTTCGACTATCGGCTCAAGATTCTGTGCGTCAGCGTGATAAAAAAGCGAGCAAGCCTCTATAATTTGGCTTTTATCGAGCGATATTTGATAGACGTGCTTCGGGCTTTCGCCGCTTAGAGTGTATGGACTGGCAGCGAAGCACAGAAAAGACCCGAAAAGGCCATCTTTTCGGATTACTTTGATCGGCACAGGCGATGTATGGAAAAGCTCGATCTGCATTGCTTTGACGTTCTCCATTATATCGTAGCTGAACCTTGTTCGGTCTGAGATATATGATAGAGCATTGGGAAAGGCAAGCGGAAACCTTGCCGGGAAGGGCTTTCAGTGAGTTTCGCTATCGCGCGGGCAGCGCTTTAGGTCTTCGACTATTCCCTCGATTGCTATCACGACGATGAAAAAGACCACGATTTTGATCAGGATTGCCATGGTTCGCTCCATATGCCGTTATGGCTTTGATGCTCTATCATGGCAGCGGTCGCGGCGATGCGACCAAATTGCGGATGCGCAGGATTGCCGTGAATCTGACTTCATGGTCTTCGCGTTCGATGCGCCATGAGAGCCATGAAATGTTGGCGTGTATGCGGGGAATTCTGAGGCGCAGGAGAGCCGATCGTTCGTATTGCAATTGGATTGCGATAAGTGATTCTCCCATGGTCAGGAAGACAGGCTTTAAAGGGCTTGACGGCAAGCGTTCGATAACTATTCTCTCTTCGTATATCATGCAGCGTCCGGGCTTTGAGTGTTTGATGATAGTCAATGCTATGGCGTGTATGGCGTATGGCCAGATGGGTGTTAATGCCAATAGTTGCAGTAGTGAAACTTATGGGTGTTATTAGATCAAGAAGTCTGGCTTATGATCAAGCGGTTAGATCGGGATATTGTGACGCATTATCGTGATGGCGTGGTAAGGCGGTTGGCTTTGGGTTATTTTGATGTATCGTGATGAGTGTTTGGTTGTGACATGGTGAGCAAACACGGAAATGTTGTGAGAGGACCGTCAAAATGCATCGCTTTATATTAACTCGCGATCACGTCATCTAGATACCGTCATCAAGACCATTCCAGCAATCGTGATCAAATATCGCAGAGATAACATGCAATATGAACATGGCTACAATGCAATAGAGGCAAGGCATATAGTCGCATGAGCATGTATCTCATACCAAAAGCCCTATAGGTTCGAGATGAATATGCAGAAGGTTCCAATGATTACGCATGGTTACGATTGATATGGAATGCATATGGGAGAGAATCGAGGGATATCTACGTCAACATGCGTTGACCAGGAATGCAGTCGTGGGACTTGATCGAGCTTGCGAATCCCCCGCTCAGCGCGGGTTAGCCCCACCTATCATATTGAAAAAGATCGGGGGGTGAGACCCCCCCCTCTGAGTACCTGTACCGTCCACCACTTCTTTTTATTTTTAAAAACCAGCCACTCACTTCCACCCACCCATTTCGACTCACCAATATTTCCCAACCACAACCACCAACCCCTACACACTGACACCCCAATTACCAAAAGCCCCAAATCCCCTTCAAACCAACAGGAATCGAAGCGAAGCGGAGATCCCAAAGAACCCCTTATGCCGTACCCTATCGCAGCTTGTTAATCCTGCGAAAGCCCTGTAAAGGCAAGGCTTCAAAGGAGATTACACGAGTGAACATCGATTACAACAAGCTTTCCGTACCTGCGATGCGCGAGCTTTTGCGGTTTCATCCGCTTCGGCAGGTGATACGTCATTTCGAGGCTCGCGGCTACACTCCGAAGGAGATCGATGCGAAATACCGTCAAGTTGCTCACCGGCCATATTTACGTGAGGAGCACGCATTGGACTGGACACCTGACCCTGCCTTAACAGCGGACTCGACCGATCCAGACGTGCCCTGGTAAAATTCGGGAATTCCTGGGAGCAGGGCCATTAGTTTGGCATCGAACCTCAACCCCAGAAATCGAGGGTGCCTTTATAACGCTGAGTCGGCACCATAATCTCAACCGCTTCTTTTCGAGACCATGTTGCACAGGGTATCCGAGGAGAACTGCAACCCGTGATTGTCTGAGAGCAAACATTCTGAATGCCAGGGGCTCCAGTTCAGTTACGAGAGTCATAACCCGAAGAAGACGACGGTTTCTTTGAATGTTTCTTCCGTAGCAGGTGGGTCATACAAGCGGAATAAATCCTGCGCAGGAGCAATGTCGGGTGTACCAGCGGCGAAAAGGCAGGGGAGTTTTAGGGGATATATGACCCTTAAAAAGCCCTGGCCTAGCTATTTGCCCGAATTTCCGCATGCGATCCAGACTTTTCCTTCCACTCATATCTGCTTAAGCTTCAGTAGTCTCGCCGCTCCCTTTTAAGGAGTCAAAACACTCAGGGTCCGGACCTTGAGAGATGTCGGTTCGACCCCGACCCGGAAGCGCGCACGATAGTTTAACCAGGCGAGGCACCCATCAGTACACGATCCCGGCCTGACAATCCCTCTGCCGCGGGCTAATCTCGGCTTCGAGTCGGCAAGCCTGGGAAGGGCTAAACTATAATCGCAGTCAGTCATGGTCCACTCTTCCCAGGTTCTGACCGGCTCTGGATCACTCATTGGGACGTAGCGCAATTGGTAGCGCAGCGGTTTTTGATGCCGTCGGTTGCAGGTTCGATGCCTGCCGTCCCATCCATTACCCAGCAAGTGGTGTCCGTAGGCGAGCGGTCCAAGCCGGCAGCTTGTGAAGCTGCAAATCGTGGGTTCAAATCCCACCGGACACATATCTGATCCCAAAGTCCTTTATCTGAGGATTTCGGGATCAGACGGCGTGGGAAGCTGGGAGAGCAGGAGACTGGTCACAGTAGTCGACTCCCTGGAGAGACGCACTGAGAAGGGTTTCCAGTCCATCGGGAGCCAAACCACCATGAAGTTACCGACCTGTCGCCAGACGGGGAGTGGGCCGCGCTGGTAACGCGGATACGATGGGTGCCGGGTCGCGACCGGCTCTGATCCCAAAGTCCTTTATCTGAGGATTTCGGGATCGGCGCTCAGAAGCTCACTGGGGAATAGACTGTAATGGGTCCACAGGGTTGAGCCGAACCAAGGGGCATGCGGGGGAGTAGCTACCTCTGCTAGGAAGCCTTGGCAAAGCGATATCGCAGAGATGCAGTCAGCGCTGATTCATCGGGAATGCTCAAGAAAGTTCGATGTAAAAGTACCGTTGAGCGGACACCGGGAAAGACTGGGAGACTGGCCGACA